CTTAGCCCCTGACGCTTCTGCAAGCGTCAGGTACATGTTGCCCTGTGCCTTCTTACCGCAGGGTGACATTTCAATCATCCTCTCGCAGAAGACACCGCGTGCTCCAATGAAGCTCTTGGTCATGTTTATTTTAAGACCAATTGCTTTGAGGTTAGCAATGTATCTGCGTCGGACTTTAGCAGTCCAGAGACCTTCAAGGTCATCCCCGCAGATAGCGTGGTCTTCTTTCTTTGCCCCGGCAGCATCTGCAGCCCAGGCATTGAGTAGGGACAGGATAGTCCAGCTCAGGCCTAGCCCCATGTGGATAGCCATGGTGGTAGTTCTACCATCCGGCAATCTCTGGGGTCCTAGGAGGATCTTGCCAGTGTGGCGGATCCTAGGCTCCTCCCCCACGATATTACACAGCTCATCCCAAACGGTTTGAGCTACTTCGTGGGGAACCCAGTCGGTGGCCGCACTGAGGTCGGCTGAAAACAACTGGGCATCCTTTTCCGATGTCTCGAGAGCAATCTCGTCATTGGTAAGGATACCTTTGGTTACTTTCAGCCGCTTCAGTATTGGCATCCACCGACGAGTGAGCATCCTCGCAGCTTGGACATCCCTGGCTGAATGCAAGGAGGCAACCCTGATCTTGCCACCGGCCTCCAGGAGGCCGATTGGTCGGACTAGGGGGGGTTCATCATCTAGTGGACCCTGCCTGAGACACTCGTGTGCAAGTTCACTGAGCGAAGGTAACTTTACAACGTAAAGAGCCTGGTTCATTGTGTCCTTGTGCGCGAGTATCTTACTTGCATCACTGCCCGCAACACTGTCTATGAAGGCACCAATAGGGTTGAAGAGGGTGCCCCCTGGACTCCAGGGGGGATCGCCTCCTTGCTCTAAGTAGCGTCTTTGCGCTACAGGAGCGAGCCTTAATTGGTTGCCGCAAGGGAATATCACCAAGTCTCGTACGATGACATACTCTCGTTTGTCTTCGATGGCTTGGTGCACGCTTAGGCACTCTGAGCTAGTTAGCTCGAAGTCTAGGCATGCCTCCGGGAAGGAGAGGCACTTTCTTGCGTCATAGCGGTGGCGGGCACGTTGTATAAAATCAGCACGCAGTTGCTCGGCAACTCCCCCCTTCTTACGTGTTCGTTCGAAGCACGATTGAGAAGAGGGGATTGGTACTGACGGGTCATGTTTGG